GCAAGTCACCCCCAAAATATTTTTGGATCGACCGGGGGGGATGTCGATTTCTGATCGATTCCCGCGCGCGCACGCACACGCGCGGCGCTTTCCGTCGCCGATCCCGGCAGGCCGCCCTTTTCGCCGCCGCGTTTTTTCGCGTTTTCCCGCGTTTTTTTCGCGTTCGGCGTCCACATTCGCGGCTCAGTACCAATACCGGCCCTTTCGTCCTTTTTCCGGGTGGGCCGCATTGTGGCACGCTTCGCACAGCGCGCGCCCATTGGCCAGGTCAAATTGCAGTTCTGGAAAGTCTTCCCGCGGCTTAATGTGGTGCGCAGTGGTGGCCGCCACCGGCAGCCCGTCGCGATCCACGCGGCCATAGCGTCGGCACTCCTCGCACAGCCCTCCGGCGCGGCGAATCACCGCCGCCCGCCAGGCCCGGTGCCTCTTTGAGGTGTAGTAAGCGTCATGGGGCATCTTTCCCGCCTCCACGTCATAATTTTACACTAGCGTGTCCCCGTTTCGCGTGAATGTATCATGGCGGCGATCACGTCCGCGGCGTCCCCGCCCCGGCGCGCTATCCGCATGCGCAGCGCTCCGCCGCTAACGCCCAGCGCCCGCGCCCATTCGCTCAGGCTCCGCCGCTCTCCATCCACCTCAACGAGATAGCAATATCGCGGCCCCCGCCCCTCGGGCGATGGTCCGCGCTCAAGCCCCATCAACGCCAGTCGGTCGGGGCAATCCTCTCCCCCGTCGCAGTCGTCGCGCGCGCAGCTCAGGCACAGCGCCACCACCTCCGGCGGGTCGCCGCTCAGTCTCGCCATTTCCGCAACCTCGCATAGATATAGCATCCCGGCGCGAAGTCGGAATACCGCACCAGCGGCTCCTCCATAAGCCGATAGCCGGGATAAAGGGTTTCCAGGATTTGGCGGCCGTCCCGCGTCACGTCCGCCGCGATCTTGAGAAGCCGCCGACGGCTGACCTTGCGGTCGCTGACGGTGGGCGTGGGCGCGATCAGGTTGCGGGAGTGGCTCCACCAGCGCCCGCCGACTTTTTGCTTGTTGAGATACCTGGCCAGGCGCGCCGCGCCGTCGCCGGTCAGGTCGTAGTCGTCGCAGCGGACGCTGCCATGATCCCAGCAGGCCTTGACCGCGTCGCGGCTGACGCCCTCCACGATCAGATGGGCGTGGTACTTGGGCGGCAGGCCAAAGGCGGGCGGCTCCTTGCCCTCCTCGATGCGCAGAAGCCACTTGAGCGCCTGCCCGTCCCGGTCCGCCCGGCGCTTTAGCCTGGCAAGGAAATTCCGCATGTCCCGGCGCACGTCCGATACCTCCCAGGGCAGTCGCCTGGCGTCATAGTCCTTTTTCAGGTCTTTCAGGTTGACAAAGCCGTAATCCTGGGCAGGATAGGCATAGGTGCAGGTGATCACCTGGGCCGCCTCCGTGAAATTGGCTTCGATCAGCCGCAGCATGTGGCGCTCGCGATTCCGGTCATTGATCTTCTGCACAGCCGGACGGGACCGGCGCGCCTTCGCCTCCCGGACCGCCCCCGGCGTCACCGCGCTCTTCGGGAAGCACATGACCTCCAGGCTCCGACCCGCCCGGACGGTCACCGTCCGCACGCCGTCGATTTTGCCGGGATCGACCGACCCCGTGGGCAGATCGTACAGCAGCTCAAAGTCCGAAAGTTTCATAGCCCGCCTCCGGCATGGTGCGTTAAATAATAATACGGTATACAAGCCCTCGAAAGGGCTCGCCACTTTATATAGGTAATTGGGCGTCCGGCCCCTCAACGCAGCGGGCGAGCATCGCCCGCCCGCTGCCCTCAAGGGTCGATCAGAGTTCAGAGTTTAATGGCCGCCCCCGGCCCGGTTGACAGGTCGTGCTATACTGATAGCAGGGAGGCGATGGCCATGCTTAAGATGACTGTTGAGCTTTTCGACCGCTGGGCGGCGGCCTATGAGGTCGCCGGGCCCAAGAAGCGCGCGGAGCTGATCCTGTGGCTGTATGCCCGCATCGACCCCGCCGGGCATCACCCGCGCCCGCTGCCGGAGATCATGGCGGACTACTATGCCCGGCGGGACGCGGCGAAGGCCTAACCCATCTCCTCCACGATCCTGCGCTCCCGGTCGCTCAGCTTCCACCACGTAGCGGCGGCGCGTTCAGCGGCGGCGCGTTCAGCGGCGGCGCGTTCAGCGGCGGCGCGTTCAGCGGCGGCGCGTTCAGCGGCGGCGCGTTCAGCGGCGGCGCGCTGCCCCAAAAGCAGCCCGCCGCCGAATATCGATTTGCCCGCCCCGGCCATGGCGTCCAGCTTTGCGATGTATCGGCATTCGTCCCGCCGGACGGCGAAGTCCTGGCCGTACTTGCTCAGTATGTAGGCCTTCGCCGCCGTCAGTACCTCGGGCGGATAGTCGTATTTCGGCAGGTCCGCCGTCATGGCCTTGGCATTTTTGTCGTTGATCCGCTTGACGATGCCGTAAAGTTCCGGCGCGGTCCGGATCACGTGGTCATCCAAATTCGTGCAAAAGGACGTGTTGACCACCGCGCCATTATCGTATGTAATCGGTACGCCGCACGCCACCAGGCAGTCCACCAGATCGGCGGTGATGCCGGTCAGGGTCGGGCAGAAAAGGAAGTAGCGGATGCCGCGGGCCTGATACCATCGGCGGATGCGGGCGATGATCGAAAAGGGCGGATTGTCCACCACCGTGCACCCCTCCGGGTACAGGTACAGCTCGTAATCCCCCCCGGGCCAGAATGGCCGCACAAAGCCGGACCGGTCCACGCCGTATTCCTTCGCCACCCACGACGCGATGCCCTCATAGATGTTACCCGGGGTATAGCAGTCGTCGGTGGTCTTTTTCGGCTTGAACTTGTCCGTAAAGGCTTTGTAAGCCGCTTCGTCCCGGGTTTCGATGCCCAGCAGCTCGCCGATGTCGATCTGTCCCTGTATGCTCATCCCGCCGCCTCCGTGGGCGCGTCGTCGGCCCTCAGCTTGCCGCCCGCCATGCGCATCGCCAGGCGGCGCAGCGCCTCGCTGTTCTCCGGCCCCTCGGGGCCGATCACGGCCTCCGTGGTCAGGCCGTTGTAAACGGCCACCAGCACCGCGCCGCCATCGGTCACGCGCAAGGCGAAGGCGGTGTAATCGCCCAGCTTGATGGCGTCCAGCCACTTGGATTTGATGTAAAGCAGATCCCGGTCGGAGCGCAGCGCGGTGTAAAGCTCGCCGTCTCCGCCCATCAGCGCGCCGACGCCTTGAAGGGGCGTCTCCTCGTCCGGCGACACGGCCATGGAAAAGCGCCAGTCGGGAGCGTCGCGCCGCCGGATCAACATGTCGTTCAGCGCTTTGGCGTCCAGGCCCATCAGCTCCGCGATGCCCCCCTCGTCCACCCTGGCGCTTCTCAGCGCGTAAAAGGCATGCCCCTCGCCGATCCACTGTTCGCCCGTCGGCGCGTCCAGTATGGTCAGGCCTCCGGCCTCCTTGCAAAAGCGCTTGATTACGTTCAGCTTCATTTCTTCACCCCCTCCTCATAGCCCATCGCCTTCGCGATCATCTCAAAGGCGCGCTCAGCGGTCAGCCAGCCCACGGGCAGCTCGTGGGCCTTTCCGGCGCCGCGCACCCAGGCCTCCAGCCTGCCCTCCTTGCCGCCGTATGAAAATGGGTTCTGGATGACGGAGGCGCAGGGCCGCTTGTCCGCGCGCCAGGTTTTCCAGTCGGGCACCTTGATGTTTGCCCCGCCCATGTCCACGTCCTTACCGGTCTCGTGTGGGACGCCCGCCCGGGTCAGCATGTCGTCCAGGCGCAGCAGCTCCGCGATGCTGACGGACTTCACATCGCCATCGTGCAGGTCTTTCATGCTCTCATCCTCCCCGCCATGGTCTCGCAGGCTTTGGCCACCGCGGCGCGATACCGGGCGGCATCCTCGGGCGCGTCGGCGGCGGCCTTTGTAAGCAGCGCGTTCAGGTCTCCGAAATCCGCCACAAAGCGCCGATAGGCAATTTCAAATTCAGCGCTGGCCTGGGCTTTCGCTGCCTGGGCGCGCAGCCGGTCAAGCTCCGCCTGTACCTCGGGCGGCACATCCCCGCCCGCGTCCTGGGCGGCCTGGGCCTCCAGCACCGCCACCCGGGCGCGCAGATCGGCGGCCTTTCGGTCCGCTTCCTTGGCGCGCTCCAGGGCATCGCCGGCTTTGGCGGCCATGGCGTCGCTGGACTTCTTGGCTTCTTTCAGGGCGTCCCCGCTGGCCTTGGCGCTTTCCTCCGCCGCCTTGGCCCGGGCCTCCGCCAGGTTCACCTTTTCCCGTTCGATCTTCAGCGCGCCCTCGGCTGCCCTGGCGGCCTCATCGGCAGCCTGCTGCAAAAGCGCGTCAAAGGTGACCTGCTTCTGGGCGGCGTCGGCTTTCAGCCGGTCGATCTCCGCCTGCAGCTGCCTGACGCTCAGCCCCTCGTCGGCGGCGCGCTGGGCCATGGCGTCCCGCTGCCCCTCCGGCAGCTGCAAAAGCGCCACCAACTTGCTGTATTCCAGCCCTGCCACGGCCTCCGAAAGGGACGCGCCGCCATAGGCCTCGTAAAGGTCCATCAAATTCCGGGCCTTGGTCTCCGAATAGTCCACGTTCGCGCTCAGCCAATCGGCCCACTGGCCGTGTGGGATCAGGGGCCGCACGCGGATCAGCCGCTTGCCGATCTCCAAAGCCGCGCTGACCACCACGTTCCGGGTCTGTGCCTTGATGGCGTTGATCTCAACGGCCAGCCGGTCCGCCTCCGCCGTATCGGCGGCGGTGTCATAATCCATCAATTGCCCCTTGCTGTCATAGCCTTCCGGCATGACGGTGGGCGTCATCTCGCCCATGCTCACCTGTCCCTGCAGCTCGCTCATGCGCTTTTAACCTCCTTTTTGGTCTTTCGCTCCGTCCACGCCTGCCAGAAAAGGTCCAGCATGGCCCGGTAGATGGGCGTCACGCCATACTCGCGCCCGCCCCAGTCGTTCTTATAACCCCGATCCTGGATCACCTTGCCCGTGGCGGGGTTGATCTCGATGGTGCGCCAGGGCATGTCCGGGTTCACGGCCCGGCGCAGCGCGCAGATCACCGTGTGCCCCGCCGCGTAGCGGGACACGTAGCCGCCCACGCAGTGGCCCAGCACGTTTCCCTCGCGGACCATCTCCGCCGCGCTCTCCATGGGTCGGAGGATCAGGCCGCCGAATTCAAAACCGAACCGCTTCCGCAGCTCGGGAAGGCGCGCCTTGATGGATTGATCCAGCTTGGCGTTTTTGATGTCGATCTTTCGCCGCGCCTGCCGGTCGTGGGCCTCCTCAAAGTTCGCCGGGAAGGCGACGGCGTCGTCGGCCAGATCGGCCTGGGTATCGCGGAGCGCCAGCCAATAGTCCATCACGTCTCCCAGCGTCAGGCGGCGATTCTGCCGCACCGCCCGCGCCAGGTATTTCAGGCCCTTGCCCCGCTTGCCCTCGGGCAGCAGCTCCAGCGCCTCGATCAGCCGGACGCGGGCGTCGCGGCTTTCGTTTCGAATCATCCAGGCGGCGGCGTCCGCGGTGTCCACGCCGCACCGCCATCCTCGTTCGTCTGCCAGCTGGATCACCGTCAAAAGGCCAGGGGTGATCTCCGCCTTCGCGCCCTTGATCTGCCCCCAGCGCTGTGGGCTGACCCGCAGCGCCTGGGCGGCGCTGGTGGCGCGCCAGTTCACCCGCCGCCAGGGCATTGTGTTCGCCACCCGGGCGAACACCAGCGGCGCGGCGTTCAGCCGCTTCAGGTATTCGCAGATGGGATTGGCCGCGATGAAGGCCAGCGCAGCCACGCCGTCGCCGTAATCAGTTGACCGCCAGTAAGCATCATCCCATGCCTTTTCAAACAGCGTGCCCCGGGCGGCGCGCTCAAAGGTCTTTGTCAGGGTCACCCGGTCCGGCGTGGGCTGGCCAAAGCTGCCCTCGTCTCCAAAGCGCAGGTGGCTGACCTTCTTGATCTCCTTCCAGACATAGCCCACGCGGGCCCAAAGGCCGTGCCGGGTCTCCTCCCATATCTGGCGCGCTTCCGCCCGGCCCGCGCCCTCGCCCCACTTGAAGGCGGCGACGCCGTTGGGGATGATGGTCAATTCCTGCTCCCAGGGGCGTGTCGCCGGGGCGGCGGCGAAATACCGGCGCGCCCGCACGGCCACGGCCACCACCGTGCCCGGCTCAGCGCCGGGCTTGTAGTAAACCACGTCCAGCTTGTTCTCCAGCCCCCGGAAGCTCCGGCCCAGGTGGCGCGCCGTCACGATGCGGCCGCACATGGGGCACACCGCCTTCCCGCCGTGGGGATAGGGCGTCATGCTCCGGCGCTTTTGCTCCACGAAGTCGCCCTCGCAGGCCTCGCAGTGGACGCGGCGGCATTCTGGGCCGCCGCGCATCCAGTCGAATTCGTCCACATAGTGATTGTCGATCCAAAGATAGTAGGGCAGCATGCCGCGAATCTCTTCGTCGATCTCTGCCGGGGTGTGGTCCACGTCCCCGGCGATGCGCAGGGTATCCTCCAGCGTCAGCATGGTTAGATACCTCCCAGCAAGGCGTCAAGGCTCAGATCATCCAGCGCGGCAGCCGGTTCCGGCGCGGGCGCGGGCGTCGGTGCGCCGCCGTACAGCCTGGCCATCACGCCGGGCCAGCTGGCCTCAGGCGCTTCAAAGCCGTAATACTTGCCCACGGTGTTAAAAAGCACGCCCAGGTTGCCCGGGCCGATGGCGTAGCTGCCGCCCTTCGCGCGCTTTCGCGCTTCGCCTGTCAGCGCGCCGAAAGCCCCTTTCAAGCTCTTGCCCTTCGCCGTCAGGCTGGGCGCGATCTCGGGGCGCACCTCTAAAAGCGCCGTCATGATGTCGCCCATCATGGCGATGTTGATATCATCGTGGGCCGCCGCCATCTCGTCCCGGATGGCGTCCACGGCCCTGCTGTAATCCTCAGACGTGTGCGGATTTGTCATTGTCGCTTACCTCCGTCTCCGACTTCAAGAGCGCCTGCGTGCTCTCTACAATTCCCCGTTCGCCGCTGATGCAGCCATAGGGCCACATCGTCCCCGGGCGCGGGTTGAACGGGCACCCCGCGCAGGGCTTGCATTTGGTAATCAGGCAGTTCAGCGCCTGGGCGATTTCCAGCCTAGTCACGTGGAAACACCGCCTTTCGCCCCGCGTCCTGCGCCATTCGCTTGGCCGCGGGTTTCGGCCCCGCAGCCATCTCGTGCGCGGGAAGCGCGCGCGATTCCACTTTGAGCTGGGCGCTCAGCCCTCCCTTTCGGTCGGGCGCTCAAACCGTTGCTATTCACGCGGCCACACCGCCCTCAGAATCAGCAGCGCGCCCAGGATCACCACGGCGGGCACCGCCCAGCGGGCGGCGGCCGTCGCGGTCATATCCGCCCGCACCACCAGCGCCATCACGGCGCGCTCAGCGTCCATCATCCAGCGTCACCCCCGCCTTCTTAAGTTCCTGTCTCAGCACGTCGCGGCGGCCCTCCAGGTGGACCACAAAGCGATCCTCATTTCGCACGTCGGCGGCGCGCTCCTCTCTCAGCAGCCGCTCCACCCGGTCCAATTCCTCCAGCAGCCGCACGCGGTTCTCAGCATTCGTCATCGCACTGCGATATCCGCCCGGGGCTGGATCATCACCGTTTCCCAAAAGTCCCGGGCGCAGAAGGTCAGGCCGCTCTTTCGGCCTATGGCCTCGATGCGGTTTTTGCCGCTATCTCGGACGGTGACCCGATACACCAGCTCCCCGCCCGCGTCGCCCTCCAGGATGGCCGTGCCGCCGTCCGCGTCCAGCATGAGCGCGCGGATCGGCATCTTGCCCAGCGCCGGGAAGGCGAAATTGGTGATGATCTCCCGGGCGGTGGCGATCATCTCCGACCGTCTGGCGTTCATCCGTTCCCGCTCAGCTGCCTCCGCTGCCGCCGCTTGTGCCTCCGCTTCCAGGCGCGCCCGGTCGCGCCGTCGCCTTTCGGCGTTCCCATCGCGCCACTGCTTCCCTGTCACCAGCGCCTCCTCCGGCGAAAATCCCTGGCAGAGGCGCTTTGACAGCGTGCTGAAGCGCACGCCCAGCTCCGCGCTCCACTGCTTTATCGTCAGGGTCTTGCCGTGGGCCGTGTACGTCTTGGCGGGGCGGCCATGGCCCAGCCATTCGCCCAGGCCGCTGTGTCCGCGCCAGCCGCCCCGGCAATCCGTGGCCGTGAAAGCCTCATCCAGGGGCAGGCCGCGCCGCATGCGCGCTTCCAGCGTGCCCCGGCACAAGCCCAGCTCCTTCGCCCAGTCGTTGAGCGACATGGTCTTGCCGTTTGCCGTGTACAGCTTCGACGGCCTGGGCTTTGGGGGGCCCTTTTCGCGCCTTCGCTCAAAGCGCCGCTTCGCGTCCTCTATCGGGACTTCAAGGGCCCGGGCGATGGTCATGCCCTGATCGTGGATGCGGTGATACAGCGTCGAATAGCTGATCCCCGTGCGGCGCGCCCATGCGCCCAGGTTTAGCCATTCGCCCTTGTACTCATAAAGGCCGCTGTTATTCGCCATATCACTCGCCCCTCTCCAGCGGGGCCAGCACCTTTTCGACCGCCAGGCCGATCAGGCCCCAGGCCGCCCGGCCCAGCAGGCCATGGCGGGGGTTGTGGCCGTAAAAGGCCCGCGCCTCATCGATCTTTTCCCGGTAATAGGCCTGTTCCCGGTCGCGCCGGATGTCCACCTGGGCGCGCAGGGCCTGGAGCTCCGCCGCCCGTTCGGTCGCGCTTGCCATTTCCCGCCGCTTGACCTCAGCGGCCACCAGCTCATCGATCATGTGATTGGTCACCCTCTGGCCCGCATGGGCCGCCACCATCAAATCGGGCATGTCGCATCCTCCTTTGTTCTGCCTCCGACTTATGGCGCTTCGCGCCGCTATCAATCCCATTCCGCCGGGCTCAGCATCCGCTCCGCCCGGCAATCCCAGCTCATCCATTCGCCCATGCTCGGACATGCGCCCGCGTCGTCGCCCTCGGGGCAGGCGTCCGGACGCCGCGCCGCGCAGTCGCGGCACATGGTATCACTCAGCCGGTTGGCAAGGTCCGCCGGGCCAAAGGCCCGCCAGAAGTCGTCATCCGACAGCGCGGCCAGGTCGGCCATGATCCGCTCGCGGTTGGTCACTCAGTCCACCTCGCTCTCAGGCTCCTCGCTGTCCGGCTCATCGCCGTCCACCTTGATCACGGCCTCGGGCCGGGCGTGGGCGATGTCGCTGGCCAGCCATCCCACCACGGCGCACAGCAGGCCGTGGAACATGATCAGCAGCATGTTGCTCATTTCTCCACACGCCCCTTTTCGATGTCTTTGATGACGCTCTCGTAATACTTCATGGCCTCCCGGGCGCGGGATCGCTCCTGGGACGTCATGCGGAATTCATGGTTATCTCGCAGAAGCTCGTTGATGTAATAACTGACCTGCTGGGCGGCGAAGCCCTTCGCCATCTCCTCGATTTCGTGCTGACTGACTGCCATGGTTACGCCTCCTTTGCCGGGTCTATGGTCTTGACCGGCCTGTACGGCCTGAACAGCGCCCGCATCGCGGCGCGAAGCATCTGCCACTTGCCGAAGGCCGACGCCCCGTACTGGAACATGGCCTGCAGGCCTGCCGTGGACAGGCCGCCCGCAAACCATGTACTGACCGCGCGGTCCCGGCCATCAGGACCCGCGTCGCGCTCCGTGATCGTGACCGTGCCCTCCACGCCGCCGATGGTCTCATTGACCACCTTGCCGCCCGGCAGGCTGCCGGTGATGGTCACATACAGATTAGCGCGCATCGGTGGCCGCCTCCCCTCTCAGCGCCTCAATGTTCGCGGCCAGCAGCCACATCTGCCGCTGTATGTCCGCAAGGTCCGCCCGCAGGCGATCCATAAAGCGCACCTTCAGCATGCTGTCCGGCCTGGCGTCCAGTTCGGCCTGCCGTTCAAGGGCGTGGGCCTGCTGGCGTTCCAGCAGCTCCATCTCCGCTTCGAATTCGCGAAGCAGCTGTCGGTCGTGTGGGCTTAATTTGTTGCGTTTAGCCATGTTCCGTCTCCTCCTTCTTACAGGCCAGCGCCTGCTCAATCCTTCGCATGGCACGGGCCGTTTCCATCCGCCGACGGGTCAGCGCCTCGGGTCCCGCGTCCCTGAAGGCGTCGTCGCGCACGATCACGCGCACGCCCCGGGCCGGGCCGTCGCTCAGCGTGTAGTCCCTGATCATCGCCATGGTCGTCACCTCGTGCCAGTGTATGATGGGGTGCTGGCCGCATTGGCCAGCGTCTCAGATGTCCCACGTTTGGGACACTCAGGCCAAAAAAATTTCGCACTTCCGCACAGCGTCGGTTATCTTCAATACCGAAAGGATGCGGTTCGCTTCGTCAATGTCGAACGGGCGCTGGCCGTTGATCTTCGCGCTGAACGTGCTCTTTGAAATCCCCGCGCGCTCAGCGACTTCCCGCATGGACATCCCCTGGGCGGCGATTTCCGCCCGCAGCAGGTTCCCTTTCATGCTTGTCCCTCCTCTCTGTGTCTGTCCCACATATGGGACATCATTATATTATCACATCTTCGCCTTGTTGTCAACCCATAAATGGGACATTTTTTTGATATTGCCTTTTGGCGTTGCAAAATCGGGACACATGCGCTATAATAGGAAGTGACCCAATAAAAACACTGACGGAGGTGACGAAAAATGACACTGGCAGAAAAATTAACTTATGCAATCAACAAGCGCGGCGTGTCCCTTCGCGCACTGTCCGACGTCACCGGCATAGCCAAATCCGCTATACAGCGATATGCCGCCGGGGACATCACCAACGTCCCCATCTACCGCGTCGAAAAGCTCGCCATGGCGCTCAATGTGTCCGCCGCGTGGCTGATCGGCTGGGCGGACAGCGAAGACGATTACCCACTCATGCAGACGGAGGTGCGCTCAGACGCCGCGCTCAGTCCCACGGAATCAGAGCTGGTGGACATCTGCCGCGCGCTCAACCAAGCCGGGCAGAATATCCTCATCAACACCGCCCGCGGTCTGGCCGCTAATCCCGACTTAAAAAGGGATGGCGCATCAAACGAAATAACGGCCTGATCGAATTGATCAGGCTGGAATAAGAGGAGGTATTACCCATGAAAAAGCTATTCGCCCTGTCGCTTGCCCTGGCGCTGACGGTCAGCGCCGCCGCCCTGGCCGACGTCGATCTGTCGGGCATGACCTTTGATGAGCTTGTCGCCCTGAAAGATCAGATCAATCTGGCCATATGGAACAGCCAGGAATGGCAGGAGGTCACCGTGCCGCAAGGGCTGTGGAAGGTCGGCGAAGACATCCCCGCCGGGACGTGGGCCGTCAAGTGCGCCGACGTTTATCGCGATGAGCCCTTTATGTATCTAACATGGCTGTCTTGGGGCCCTGTCCTGGATGACGATGGCGAACCCGATTATCTTGTCCCCGGCTACGATTCGACGCAGGTCTTCAACCCCGAGAACGAATACTACAACGGCATGATCGCCGAAGACGTCATCGAACTGCACGACGGCGATTATCTGTTGGTCAGTAAAGACAACGCCCCCGCCGTCTTCATGCCCTACAGCGGCAAGCCTTCCCTGGGCTTTAAGTGATGGAGGTTCCCATGTCAGACCTGGACCCCCGCGGCCTTTACTGCGCCTACCTGCGCAAGAGCCGCCGCGACGAAGAGCTGGAGGCCCTCGGGCAGGGCGAAACCCTGGCCCGGCATGAGCATGCCCTGAAGGACCTGGCCGCGCGCCTGGGCATCACCATCGGCCACTTTTACCGGGAGATCGTCTCCGGCGACACCATCGCCCAACGCCCCCAGGTGCAGCAGCTGCTGGCCGACATCTCCGCCGGGCGCTGGGACGGCGTGCTGGCCATGGACGTGGACCGCTTTGGCCGCGGCGACAGCATCGATCAGGGCATCATCATGCAGTCCTTTATCTACTCGGGCGTGCCCATCATCACCCCCGACAAGATTTATGATCCCACCAGCGAAGCCGACAGCGAATTCTTCGAAATCAAGCTCTTTTTCTCCCGCCGGGAATATGCCGCCATCAAAAAGCGCATGCAGCGGGGCCGCCTGGCCTCCGTGATGGACGGCTGCTATCAAAGCCCCCGCGCGCCCTATGGCTATGAGCGATACAAGCTGCCGGGCCGCAAGGGCTGGAGCCTGCGTCCCGTCCCCGAGAAGGCCGCCATCGTGCGCAGCGTCTTCGCCTGGTACGCCGACGGCATGGACGGGCAGGACGCCGGCAGCGGCGTCATCGCCGCCCATCTCAACGCCATGGGCCTGCGCACCGATCTGGGCAGGCCCTTTGAACCGTCCTATATCCGCGGCATGCTGCAAAATCCCATCTACATCGGCAAGGTCCGCTGGAATCAGCGCAAAACCCAATACAAGATCATCGACGGCAGGCGCGTGGCCACCCGGCCCCACTCCCAGGACGTCATCCTGGCGGACGGCCTCCACGAGCCCATCGTCGATGCCGACCTTTTCACCCGCGTGCAGGCAATCTTTGCCGCCCACGAAAAGTGCCCCAAAAACACCCAGCGCCAGCAGGTCAACCCCCTGGCCGGTCTTGTCTTCTGCGCTGTCTGTGGCCGCGCCCTCCAGCTGACGCCCTCCCCGGACCGCGCCGACTTCCTGAAGTGTCCATCCACGGGCTGCCCCACGGCGCGCACCTATGTCCACGTCGTGGAGGCCGCCATCCTCTCGGAGCTGTCCCGCTGGACCGTCGAATTCACTCCCGCCGATGTCCCCGCCGATCCCGATCCGGACGCCGCCGCCCGCGCCGCCGCCCTCAAGCAGCTGACCGATCAGCGCGCCCAGCTGTCCGGCCAGCTTACCCGCCTCTATGATCTCCTGGAACAGGGCATCTATTCCGCCGACCTCTACCGTCAGCGCCATGCCGATCTCTCCGCCCGCCTTGCCGATCTGGACGCCACCCTGGCCCAGCTTTCCGCTGCCCCGCGCCCCGATCCCCGCGCGAGCCTCGTCCCCCGTCTGCGCACCGTCCTGGACGCCTACCAGGCCGCCCCGGACCCGGCCACGAAAAACGCCCTTCTGCGCACCGTCCTGGATCGCGTCGTCTACCACAAAACCCAGCGCTGCTACCGCAACGATCCCCCCGGCGCACATCTGACCCTTGAAATCTACCCCCGCCAGCCCTCCGACGACGATGATTTTTAATGCAAAATAGGGGTAGCATGGCGGGTGGGATGAATCGCGCCCACCATGCTACCCCCAAAATGAACGAAGCAGCCCCGCCGATCTGGCGGGGCTGCTGGTGTGTGGGCGGGGTTGGTGCCGTCAAGCACCCATGCCTGCGCGCAGCAGGCGTTCGACGCAGGCGGTCAGGCTTTCGTCGGAGGTGGCGGCAAGGTCGCGGATTTCGGCCAGCAGGCGGGCGGGCAGCTGGATGTTGAGGCGGGTCTTGCTGTCGTCGCCCTCGTCGGGCAGGCCAAAAATGTCGGCGTAGGCATCGGCGGAAAGGTGATCCTCCGCCCACTGGCGGGCGGCGTCCATGGACAAGGGGATGATCTTTTCGCCGCCAGACCAGGAATTCTGGCCGATGGTCACGGCGTACTTGCTGGAGGGGCCGCCGACGCCGTGCAGGAAGTATTCGCCAGTGCGCTTGACGTAGAGGGTTTCCTCCCAGTGGGCGAAATCGTGGGGGTAGAGGTAGGAATCGGAGCCCAGCTCCCGCGCGGTGTCGGTGTCGTAGAGCCGGTTATTGATGATTCTCTTCATGGGTCACGCCTCCTGTTCGTCGGTGATGGGCGGCAGGCTGTTCGCCCGCTTGATGAACCTTTTGCACTCAGCGGTCTCAGCGATCCGCTTCTCCACGCGGTAGATTTCGCGGGAGCACTCAATGACCACGTAGGCGTCCGGGTTAAAAGGGGCCAGGCTGATCTCGTTGAGCTCCTCGAAGGTGCCAGACCTGAAGGCGTGGAGCCCTCGGGACGTGCTGACCAAATCATACTGCTGTTTCATGGTGTTACGCCTCCTCCTTCTGTTCGGCTTCGATGGCGCGGAGCTCATCGAAGATTGCGGTGATGTCGTCAGATTCCAGCGGGCGATCCTGCTTGGCGTCCTCTGCCCGGAACAGCTCCTCGTCTTCCCCGGTCCAGCCGCCGTCGATCAGGTGCAGGGCGGTCTCTCTAGCTTCGTAGCGCGTCATGGCGTTTTCTCCTCTCTGGCCCCTCGGGGCCGGTCGCGTGTGGGTGGGTGGCAGCTGGTTACCAGTCCACATCCTCTGCCCTCTGCCAGTCGTAATTGTAAGCGTCGGCCAGCGTGGTGGGATAGTCGGCACTCTGCATGTCGTTGAGCACATAGGCCTGTTCGTCGGCCTCATCCTCGTGCCAGATCAGCACCGCGGTGCCGTCGAAGACGTCGTTGCGCAGGAGGTAAAGGGTTTCTTCGCCGTTTTCGTCCAGCAGCTCCATCATGTCCCTGTACTCCGTCATGGTCGTGACCTCCTCGATGTCGTTTCCTCTCTCAACCTTGTGACTATATTATACCATGGAGTTGCTGCAAAGTCAATACCCTTTTTGAGTTTGTAGCAACTTTTTTTGCAATTTTACAAAAGAAAAAGGCCCCGCGCCTCGGGTGAGGTGCGGGGGCGAAGGGGTCAATCCTCGGGCGGTGTGTCCGCCTTGCCGTCGGGCGGTTTGTCGTCCGCCTCAGCGCGCATGTGTTCCAACCTGTCGTGTATAAATTTCGGGGTGGGGATGTTCAGGGCGTCGGCGTTTTCCAGAATGCTCAGGCCCTCGTTAGCGATGTAGTAGGCCACCGTCATGCCCTGAAATACAAATGTGACGTTGCCGATGGCCTGATCCAGCAGCGTGGCCAGCAGCACGATCAGCATGATGATGCCCTTTTTGGCAATGCCGATGAATCCGACCTTGCTACTCAGGCCGCCGCCCTCCGTCTTGGGGGAGCGGCCCAGGGCCGCCACCAGCACGCCGGTCACATAGTCGATCGCCATCATCACCACCAGAGTCGTCAGCATCGCGCTCCAGCCTCCATACAGCCCGGCGATGGCACCGGCCACGACGGCCACCGCCTTAATGATCTTATCCCAAATCATGACAAGCCCTCCTCATGCGATTTTGCCATACTTCCCGGACACCCAGGCGTTTTTCCCGTCGCGGACGATCAACAGCCAGCCGTTTTCGCTGGTTTCGCCCTGCCAGGGCAGTTCGTCGCCGCGATGGGCCACGCCCAGGATTTTGCCGTCCGTGTTGGGGGCGGCTCGGATGTAGCAGTTGCCGCCCTCGATGCGGACAGTCTTGCCGGTGGGGGCCTTTTCCCCCGCGGCTTCGATGGCCGCCTTCAGCGCCTTGAGGGTGACGGGGCCGCATTCGCCGTCCACGTCCACCTTGGCGTCCGCCTGGAAGGCGCGGAGGGCCAGGTCGGTGCAGTCGCCGAAATCGCCGTCGGCGCCCCACTTGCCCAGGTCGTAATCCAGCTTCAGCAGCATCTCCTGCATCAGCTTGACGTCGGCCCCGGCGCAGCCCGCGCGCAGGATGCGCTCGCCCAGGACCTCGGGCGAAGGCGCGGAGACGGTGCCCTCGTAGGCGCTGCCGTTGGTCAGGGCCACGACGGTGTGACCGGCGGTCTTGGTTACCAGGATGTCGCCCCGGCCCAGGTAGCGATCCTGTTCGGTGTACTTCGCGCCGGTCAGCTCCACAAAGGCCCCGGTGGCGGCCAGGTTCGCGGGCATGTTGCCGGTGCGAAAGTCGGAAGGCAGGCCCAGGATGCCTGCGAAGGCGCAGCACACGCGCACCAGGGCGGAACAATCCGTTTCGCAGGCCGTGTTGACCTTGGCCGTATCAAAGCCCAGGGGCTGCGCGATCTTGTAAAGGGTATTGCGCTGATACTGATCGTAACCGATCTTGCTGTTGGCGCAGGCGCGCTCCATGCACTGGGCGATCTTCTCCGCGACGGCGGGATTTTTCGCCCGGTAGACGCGCCAGCCCTTGCTGGCCAGATACCAGGACTGGGTGCTGACCTCTTTGCCGGTCTGATCCCCGGCCTTGCCGTTGTAGGCCTTGCCGTTTTCGTCGATGCGGGCCGATCCAATCTTGACAGACATGTGTAATCCTCCCTTTGTGATTATTCAGGCAGATTCTCGGGTTCGCCGTTGAAAAGGGCGACGCCCGCATAAAAGCTGTTGAAGGTGTCAGGCCGCATGCGATAGCGGCCCATGTCGGGGTTGCAGATGACCACGTTCTCGGCGTCATCGCGGCCACAGAAGACGCACCAGTGGGCGTACATCCACCATATGATCGCGGGGCGATCCTGGCGGATCAGCTCATCGGTGTCCATTTTCCATGCGGAAAAATCCTCGCGCAGACCGTGGGCGCGGCCCACGCGCAGCAGGTCCTTGGCGGTGCAGCCAATGAGACAGGTGTTGCATTCGCGGGTCAGCTGATCCAGCGGGACCTGCATGCCGTAGTAATCCAGCAGCATGGCCAGACAGGTCGGGCCACAGTCCACCGTCTTGCCGCTGGTGATGGGCTTTACATCGTACACGGTGCCACCTCCTAGCGCAGCGGGTCCACGGGGGTTTCGATGACGTCGAAGGTAAAGCGCTTGCCTTCCGCCAGTTCAGCGCCTTCCGGGTCCAGGTTCATTAGCGGCTCGGCGCTGATTTCCTTCGCTTTTTCGGCCTGGATTTCGGCCATCACATCAAGATCATACACGGTACATCACACCTCCGTTTCCATCCTGTTCCAGCAGACCGTAGGAAATGGTCAACCCCAGCGCGTTGCTCATTTCGATAAAAAGCATCATTTCTTCCGACAGCGGCATGGCGTGGTAGACCTGCTCGACGGTGTATTCGTCGATCTGCCGGGTGGTCTGCACGACATACTGCTGTGTGCGGTCGAAGTCCGGCAGCTGATCCTTCAAGTCGTGTTCGATCACCTTGATCCAGCCCAGGCGCTTGCGCTCCTCGGGATTCTCATCAAACCACTGCTTCACACCCAGCACGCAGCGGCCCGTGATCTTGCCGTCCAGATCGTTCATGGGGCAATACTGCCGGGTCAGGTTTTCATCCAGCTTCTCATAGTGCCATCTTTCAGCCATCATCTCGCCCACCTCAAGTTGTCGGGATGGTGCTGTGGCTGTTCATAAAGCGCCACAGCTTCACCCCATCGATGCACATGTAGTGTAGATCGACCGTATTCATCCCCGCCGACTCCGCCTGGGTGTGCTCCGTCGCCACCTTGACGCCCTCGGGCGGGATCAGTGTCATGCTGTAGGAGCCCGAGTGGCGCATCTGAATCTCAAACCACGCGCCGTGCGTCTCATCCTCGATCTCGGGGAGGATGAATTCCGACGGGCAGTCCACGATGGCGTCAAGGCGGTAGGTGATATTGCGCGTCATGCCGCTGAAGGTGAGCTTTGTGTGGACGTAGTACGTGTCCGCGGGCACCGCCTCCCCCGCCGTGACCTCCGCCGGGGTGTAGACGTCGCCGTCCTTGGTGAAGTAGGCCTTATCCGCCACGAAGGTGGCGTCGGCGGTGAGGCCATAGGTCCAGGTGGCGTAGGGCGCGGCGTCGTAGATGTAAAAGGTGGTGCGGTAGTCAAGATTGCGGACGGCCAGGTCGGTGGCGCGGAAGATCAGCCGGTCGGCGCGGCTGCCCCAGTCGATTGTGACGGGGACGGCCTGGGCGGCCACGCCGAAGCGGATCGCCAGGTCGATGTAATCCGCGCCGATGATATAGCCCGCCGCGCCGGTGACGGTTGCGCCTGCGGGCACGGGTTCGCCGTCCGGGGCGGGGACGCGGGGGAAGATGTACCAGCCGGGCTCCGTCAGGCCGTAGGCCGCGTAATCGGCCAGGGCGGCCTCATCCAGATAGGCCGGGATGCCCACGGCGTCGAAGACACCGTTGGACAGCAGGGTTTCGTCCTGGGAGGTGATGCCGCCGGCTTCGGCGGGGTCGGCCCAGAGCATCCACTGTCCGGCGGCCTCATCGAAGCGGTAGCGGCAACCGGTGTCCACCTCATCAAAGATACTGCCGGTCACCACGCCCTGGGTGGGCTTTACGTCCGTGGACAGGCCTGCCGCGTGCACATAGCCCACGTTCAGCCCATGAAAGCGGCTGTCAAGATACCGGATCAATTTTATCCCTCCTCATTCGTCGTCACAGGGTGATACTGGCGGATCAGCGCCAGCAGCGCATCATAGGCGCTGACGCGATAGGTCAGCGACAGGGCGCCGTCGTCCGTCCAAATGGCGTTCGCCCCGGCCAGCATGGTCACCTGGGCGGGGGTGAGCTGGTAAGGCACGGGTGTTTTTAGCGGATATACGACAGTCAACGGTGTCTCGGCACACATTGCATTTAATTGCTCTGCGCTGGTAATGCCCAGCATGTCCTCAAAGTCGTTCGTATCACTTGCCGTTCCTGTGGCATATCCATACAAGAACCCTGTCCCACTATTAATCCTGATAAGCGTAGTAGGCAGCCAATTTGACACAGCCACAGCCGCACCCTGTACTGCTTGCTTAAATACAGCAGATTGTACCCGAAATTGCCCTCTGCCAGAACTCGTAACAACATAAGTATAAGCAACCGTACTGCCGTCCACGACGAAGGCGGCATGCGTCACGGTCAGTACGCCCGTCAGCACATCCAGCGTGCCGGCGTAGACCGTGCCGGCGGCAGCCGGGAATGAAAAGGCATAGGTCTGGGCGTCGGGATCGTCGGCAGTCGCCCCGTGCTGGACGCTGGCCGATGTGCGCCCGGTGATGGGGCAGACGTTTTCCCATGGCGGAATATTCGCCAGAGCCACGTCGCCGGACAGCACCATCACCCGCACGGTGGGCGGGTATTCGTGACCGGTGATGCCGCCTTCCAGCACGATGCCGTCCACCGCGCCGGTGCTGACGCCACAGCCCGCGGAGGGGGCGGAGCTGCCGGTATACAGGTCAATTTCCTGATAGGTGCCGGTGGCGACTGACGGATAGGCCTTGATCTCGTAGGTCGGGTCCGGGTTGGTGCTGATAACCTGCGCCCACAGGGTATAGGTGCCGCTTGCAAGGGTCAGGGGCAGCGTGATCTCCGGCCCCGTCAGGCTGACCTCCTTTCCGTAGAGGATGCCCGGCGCGGCCCCGCCTGGCCAGGGCGCGTCATAGCCGTGCAGGTCCTGGGTGATCGGCAGGGCCAGGGTCAGGGCGTCGGGGGCGATGGCCACGGCGTCCGGCACGCTGATCAGGCTGGCGGGGCCGGCGCTGACGGCGGGGCACACGGACGCCAGGGCGGCCTCCGCGCGGGTGATGGCGGCCTGCATGTCGTCGTACACGGCCAGCACCTGCTCATAGCCGGGCATGGCGCTGCCCGCCGTCTCCACGCCGGAGGTGGTGCGCAGGATGTCGCCGGTCACGGCGCAGGCGGCCAGTGTGTCGTCGCCGTTGGTGACCATGATCGACAGGCGGAATGGCCCGGGCAGGCTGTAGCAGGCGGGGGCCAGCGTCACCACGGCGGCCCCGCCCGCGACAGCGCCGGTCAGATTGACCGTGGGGCCGCCGGCGGGCATGAAGCGCGCCGTGACGGTGCCGGACAGGGGCACGGGAGTGGGATCATCCGCCGCCGCGCAGGCGGAGATGACAAAGCGGTGGGCGTTGCGCTCGCCCTGCATCAATGCGCCGGTGAGGCGCACGGGGTGCAGCAGCTGGCCCAGGGGGACGGTGATGGGGATGATGCGGGGATCCATGGTCAGGCCTCCTTTTCAAGGATGATCTGCGCGCCCTCCGGGCTTTTGCAGATGGTGACGGACATGAGGCGCGTATATCCTGCGTGTTCGGTCTGGGCGTTGTCGGTGGCAAAGACGACGCGGGCGGTGTTGGCGGGGTCCGAAAGCAGTGCCGCCAGCTCAAGCACTGCAAACGTGCCCCGGATTTCCGCCATCAGGGCGCGGCCATCGGCAAAGCACCAGGCGGCGGGAAAGGCGGTGCCGTCATTCAGGATCAGCTTCGGCATGGGCGGCCTCCTCCTTTTGCAGCAGATCGCGCAGGGCGTTGAGCGTCTGGACGATCTCCACGGTCATGGCGCAGCGCGCCACCCCTCGGGCGTCGGTCTGCGCGTCCACTTTGGTGATGATGGCATCGATCAGCTGGTACTTGTCCATGATTGGCTCTCCTCCTTAAATCGCCATGGTGAAAGACATGTTCGACGAATCGCCGTTTTTGCTGGTGATCTTGACGGTGATGCTGTAGGTGCGCCCCGCGCTGTTGTATGTGTGTGAAACGTGGGTGACGCTCTTGGGCTTGCCATCGTCCACGCCGTCGGCATAGGCCTGGGTGCCGCCCAGGGATGACGCGCTGTGCATGTAGCTGCTGGATGACACGGTGCCGACGCCCGCATAGGCGTGGGCCGTATACCGGTGAGACGTGGCGTTATAGGTGATTGATGCCGCCGCGCCCACGGTGTAGCTGCTGACGTTGGTCTGGGCCACCTTGATGTCCCTGCCGTCGATCTCGACGCCCATGGCGTCCTTCCCGGACTGATAGGCCGCCGATACGCCGTCCAGGTATGTCTTCGTATCGGCGATCCTAAAAGACCCGCCGGTGGTGGACGCCGCGCCCAGCGTGACGGTGCCGTCCGATCCAACGGTGACCGCGTGGCTGTGATTGAGGTTCAGCGCCGCCCGGCCAAAGAATTTCCCGGTGGCCACGCCGGTCAGATACACGTCGAACTCATCCAGGGTGGTGCCGTGATAGATAAAGTCGGCCCCGCTGGTAAGGGACAGCTGGCCGCCCGCCGAAAGGCTGCCGGTGGCGGCGACGCTGCCGCCGGAGACGGTGGTGGCATACACGCGGTTGAGCGTGGACGCGCCGGTGCCGGCCAGGTTGGACACGGTGACATAGCCGTCCAGGTTGATGCGGTCCGCCTGGATCACCACCTGGGAGGCGTTGATGCCCTCCACGATCTTGCCGATGCGGATGGCGGCGGATGAGCCCGTGCCGGACACCACCAGGTCGATGCGGTTTGCCTGCTGGGTGATGGAGCTGGACAGGTTGCCCTCCGCCTCTGTGGCCCGGGACACCTCCGACGTGATGGCCCCGTTCTGCACCTTGAGCTGGGCGTATTGGCTCTGAAAGCCCTGCACCAGGCTGTAGATGGTGGCCCCGGTTTCGGCGTCCAGCTCAATGCCCGTTTCGTAAAGGGTCTCAATGCCGGTGGCGTCAAGGGCGCTGTCGTGATGCTGCACGATCTGCGACCAATAGGTGATCTCTTCCGCGTTGCCGGCGGCGGCGCGCCCGGCCCCTCGGGCCGCGCCGCCCGCGGCCCCCGCCGCCTTTTTAAGGCTGGCGATGGATTCCGAGAACTTCGCCAGGCGGTTGGCCAGCTCCACGGTCACGCGCTCGGGCTGGCCCAGGGGGTCGGGGTAGCTGACGGCTACCACGCGCTCCAGGTAGGTCACGCCCTCCTCTGGCAGGGCCACCCGGCACACGCGGCCCAGGGAAAAGGCGTCGAAGCTGTCGCCGGTGAGGGCCGCAAGCTGATAGCCGTCTATGGAGATGGTGACCGCCGGGGCGGCGCGCCGGGAAAGGAAATCGGCGGCCCAGGCGTCCGCGTCCGGCACGTCCGCCACATCCACGTCCGCCGTCTTTTCCACGATGCCGTAAACGGCCTGGGCGGCGGCGTTGTTGTACTGCTTGAGCGTCACGGCCTTTTTGTTGCACACCGAAAGATACAGGCGGGTGCACAGGTCGGCGTCGTTTCGGTTCACGCGGCAGGCTTCCACGTTTCTGGAAAGCCTAAATTCGCAGGCCGCGCCCTCGGGCAGGGCCATGAGGGAAAGCGTCCAGGGGGTCGTGGAAAAATCATAGACCGGGTAAAAATCGTGCCGATCCTCCAGCAGCTGGGCGAAGAGATCGGAAAGGCGGTCGTAATTGATGCCGCTGCGCTTATAGGCCGCCGTGTCCTGCACGGTGCCCAGCTGCCACCAGGCGGTCTTTTGCTTGGCCAGCAGCTTTGAAAGGAAATCGGGCACGGTGCCGGAATAATCCTCCTGGGCATTCCAGACGCTATCCGACAGGGTATCGATGGCGTGGCGCAGGTTCAGAGCCTGATCACTGCGCACAGTATCATCAAAGGTGGTCACCCGGAAAAGCCCGGCGGAGCCGGTGGCCGTGTAGAGTTCGACGAAATCGTGCATGGCCAGGCCCGCCTGATCCCGGGGCAGGGTGATGGACGCGGTGGACACGTCCTTCAGCGCCAGCTGCAGGGACATGGCCGTGGGGCTCAGGCGGCGGGCCTCCGAAAGGTCCGGGGCCAGCA